GGCGCACACAAGGACACCAAGTTCGTGTTCAATGTGAAGGATGAACCACAGCAAGGCAGTGAATCACAGGAAAAGTCCGGTGAGTCTGCTACTTCTGCACAAAAGCACAAGCCCGGTGATGTGTGGAAGACTTCCAGTGGTCTTTTCGGAGCAATGGATTCGGAAGGCAACTACGAGTATTTTGACGACCAAGACGCTGCACAGCGTTATGCCAAGAAGCACCGCTCGGGTTACAAGATGCAAGAACGAGAAGAGTGGAATTTTGCCAAGGCTGCGTACCTCCGCCGTGGCGAAGAACCCAAGTGGATCACAATCTACGAGGATTTTGCTGACTGAAACTCCTAAATAGTTAAGGAGCAAATGTCAAAAAACAATCAAACCTCTCGGGAAAAACTGAAGTCTTTCCTGTTGAAAAATGCCGTAAGCAAAATCAGAAACGGCAATCGGCAAGTATCTCAAAAATCCAAATCAAATAGACGAAACGCTCGTTGACCCATTGACACCCATCTATACCATGCTACAATCATGGTGAAAGGTTTACACCCATGCTACTGAAGACACTCGTTTCATCTGCCGTTCTTGCCGCTTCCACACTGTTCACGGCTTCTGCCCATGCCCAATACGGCTATGGTGGCAGTGGTATCGGCGTGAACTTTGGTGGCTCGTACAGCAAGACCACGGTTACCGGCCCGAACGGCAAGTCCGCGTCCATCAGCAACACCTCCATCGGTGGCAGCATCGGCATGAATGCCGTCAGTGGCTACGGCTACGGCGGTGGCTACGGCTACGGCGGCTATGGATACGGGGCTGCTCCCTGTGTGCCTGTGTACTCGCCGTTTACGCGATGCTACGGCGCACCGTACTACCCCGCAGTCGTGATGCCGTATTACGGCGGGTGCGCTGTCCCCGTCTACCCGGTGTGCAACGGTCAGTTCATCATTCGCTAATCCAACCACGGAGACTCTAATGCGTTCTGCTGCGCTCGTTCTTTCTTCTGCTTCCGTCCTCCTGTGTGGCTGCTACACGCAGACCAACATCACCCGAACGGTGAAACACGCGAATGGTTCCACGGAGATTTACGAAAACAAGAGCAACGGATACAACTACAATCCGAACTTTACGGGTACTTCCGAACAGTCCGTCCATGTCCGCGACTACGGCTTTGGTTACGGTGGTTACGGAATGTACGGCGGCATGGGTATGCCGTTTTACGGCGGCGGCTACGGAGGAATGCCTCCTGTCCTGCCCACTGTTCCGGTTCCGGTGGTTGTTCCAAACTACGGTCAGTACGGCTATCCGTACTGAACCAACGGGCCTATCGTCTAGCGGTTTAGGATAGGGGCCTTTCAAGCCCTTGACCGGGGTTCGAATCCCCGTAGGCTCATTAAGGATTTACCATGAACCATAGTAAAAACTGACACTTATATTGTTAATTGCGCCTATCCCTCCTGCACCGATGATCACGGTCGGCTGATCACCAACAAACGCAGGAAAAACCAACGGTACTTGTGTCCTTAAGGACACAAGATATGCGCGGAATGCAAGAGAAGATTGGGCTTCTTGCAGCGGTGGACTCAGAGTACCGTGGCACACAGCACTCGTCTGAATGGTTCGGCGGCTCCATCCAAAAGCCGCCACTTTTTTTGCGTAGTTCAGTGTGTGACGCTGACTAGGATCGCTGGTTGCAAACGGTGATTGAGCATGGGTGCAAGCCCCTCACTACGCTTTTTGGTTCGTAGCACAACGGTAGTGCATCCCGCTGTTAACGGGACGGTTGAAGGTTCGAATCCTTCCGAACCAGTTCGCCCGTGGTGTAACGGTAGCACCGGAGATTTTGGTCCTCCTTGTCTTGGTTCGAATCCAAGCGGGTGAATAGGGAGTGTACTCAAGCGGACAACGAGGGCAGACTGTAAATCTGCTGCCTTTGGCTACGGGGGTTCGAATCCCTCCGCTCCCATTTGCCGTCTTAGCACAGCGGTAGTGCAGTTGATTTGTAATCAACAGGTCATCGGTTCAAATCCGATAGGCGGCTTTGTTAAGGAAAAGTTCAAGAAACGCATAGATGAACATAAGGCATGGAAACACTAGAACTCACATCATACGGAATAGGAGCATCTGCCGCTTTTATTGCGGGGCTGCTGAAACTTTATCACATTGGATACTCTCGGGGTTACGATAACGGCAAACACTGCGGATTCACGCAGGGTCTATATGCCGCTGCCAAGCGAGAAGACAAACAACAAAAACAGCACCGCAGACAGGTGCAGTATTCTTGATTTTTGAGTCTTGACTTCGCTGTGCAAGCGTGTACCATCGGAGCAGTAATCCGATGAGCAAGCATAAATACATCACATGAGCGAAGAAAGGCTACCGATGGAAGTAAACAACATACGGTTTCCAAAAGAAGTGGAAGCCCACGCAAAAAAGTACAGTGTTTCGTATATTGATTCAGTGATTGCCGTATGCGAACGCTACGGCATAGAGCCACAAGTGGCAGCAAAATTCTTGAACAAGCCAATTATTGAGAAGATTCGTGCCGAGGGGCAAGACTTGAATCTGCTCCCCAAGAAAACAAAACTTCCGATTTGAATCTTGACACTGCCCGTGTGTTGGCTATACTAGCCTACATAGTAATGTCTGATTTGTTTGTCCACATACAACAACACATAGTACACCAAGTACAAGGAGATACGCATGAGTTTCAAGGACATGAAGAATCGTTCCAAGTCGCCCACCTCGTATCAGTCGCTTGCGGCTGAAATGGAGAAACTGAACAAGCGTTCAGAGTCTTACAAGGACGACCGTTTTTGGAAGCCCACCCTAGACAAGACCTCAAACGGCTACGCAGTGATCCGTTTTCTTCCTGCGGTTGAAGGTGAAGACCTCCCGTGGGCACGGGTGTGGAACCACGGTTTCCGCGGTCCGGGTGGATGGTACATCGAAAACTCGCTTACCACCATTGGTCTGAAGGATCCAGTTTCCGAACTGAATTCGCAGTTGTGGAACAGCGGCAGCGATGACGACAAGAAGTTGGCGCGTGACCGCAAGCGTCGCCTCTCGTATGTCAGCAATATTCTTGTCGTGAGTGATCCGAAGAACCCAGAGAACGAAGGCAAGGTTTTCCTGTTCCGTTACGGCAAGAAGATTTTCGAGAAGATTCAGAGTGCCATGAACCCTGAGTATCAGGACGAGAAGCCCATGAATCCGTTTGATTTTTGGGGTGGTGCTGAATTCAAGTTGAAGATTCGTCAGGTGGATGGGTATGTGAACTATGACCGCAGCGAGTTCGCGGAACCGTCTGCCCTCTTGGGTGGTGATGACAAGGCTCTTGAGGAACTGTGGAAGAAGCAGTATGCGCTCAAGGAGTTCACCGATCCCAAGAACTTCAAGTCATACGATGAATTGAAGGCGCGGTTGCATGAAGTTCTCGGTGGAGATATTCGTGCTTCCGTAAACGAGTCCGCTGCAAAGGGTGGCGCAGAAGCCGCTTCTTTTGATGATGAGGACGAAACCCCTGCCCGACCTGTTCGGAAGTCAGCGGTGGCTGACACTCCTGCCCCAAAGCGGGAGCAGAAGCAGGCAGTACAGTCCGATGACGACAATGAGGACGCTCTGTCGTACTTTGAGAAGTTGGCAAGCGAAGACTGAGCCAACCCAAAGCAGCACCGAAAGAGGCACACGAAAGTGTGCCTTTTTCTTTTACATGGACGCTCGTTCTGCTGCTTTCAGGGTGGGGTCGTTGTTGCGAACACCGCTGTTTCCGCTGTTGTTGTTGATGGTGGTGTTGCTGTTGTTTGTGGTAGGAGCAACGACCGTGTTCATGCCTATGGGTGCTGGTGGGCCCATTGTTTCAGCAGCAAGAGCGTCTTGGCTTTGTTCAAGCGTGTTTAGAGTTTGTTGGGTGATGTTTTTTTCACCCGGAGGAACAATTGTGCCTTTAACTGTTCCATTGTCCATGCCCTCTACTGGCATTACCTCATTTCTTGCAGATGGGTCTAGTTGCAAGATTCTTTCACGCCTTGTGCCCTCAACTGTTCCATTGTCCATGCCCTCTACTGGCATTACCTCATTTCTCGCAGATGGGTCTAGTTGCAAGATACTTTCACGCCAGATTCTTTCACGCCTTGTGCCTTCAACGGTTCCATTGTCCATGCCTTCAACGGTTCCATTGTTCATGCCTTCAACGGTTCCATTGTCCATGCCTTCAACGGTTCCATTGTTCATGCCTTCAACGGTTCCATTGTCCATGCCTTCAACGGTTCCATTGTCCATGCCTTCAACGGTTCCATTGTTCATGCCCTCTACTGGCATTACCTCATTTCTTGCAGATGGGTC